GCCGAATGCATTTTCAATTTACTATTGTATGTTGCTACAATATAATCCAAAAAATACATGCGAAAAACAATTTGATAATCTAGCGGAGGTGTAATAATCATACGAACTTTCTTTTCAGGCTTACGACGTTCATCTTTAGGTATATCCATCCACATTGATGGTGATGACAAACCCGATTGAGCCATAGATATACGATTATCAATAGCGGTTCTAAGAAATGGATCACTCACACTATAATTACCATCATCATCTTTACAAAAGAAACTAGCTTTTCCTTTACCTGATTTCATCTTTTTATATGGTAATCCTGGTGATGTTGACATATTAAGACGCTCACAATACGGATATTTAATATCACCATTAATTGCGACAAATTCACTTACGACACCCAAACGGAAACCGTCCAAGCAATCCATATTATCATTAGCATCTTGTTGTAACACACTCTTAACAGATGGATTAATAGGTTGTGTTGTATGGAAAAATCTCGATATAACTTCAGGATAATCTCGCTTATTCATGTCGACAGGAGTAGTTGTCGCTTGATGTATTTGAGCATGAATGCATGACTTTTTGATTTCAGTTTTTGTAACTGGATAGACAGCTGCACTAGAAGGAACTGTACCATAATAAGTATAGTTACCTTCGGGTAAAATAATGGCTGGATTGTCATCAACAGTAACAATTTTATCTTGAGGTTGGACACGTGGAACAAATTGTGACAACATCTCACATGTTACAAGTTCACTATAACCATGATGTCTATTACGATCACCAGCAACATGTAAACCAAGTAATTTACCACGAACCTTAGTATTATAAACAACAATTATTGAACCACAATCACCATTAGTTGTTATTGCATCATACTGATAACCCTTATAAAGTGTATAAGGATCAATGACACCAGAAACAACATATTTCTGGATAGTAATTGGATTAATGTTAATTAATTGACGTTCAAATTCAAAATCTGAAAACTTATTGATACTAGCCTCACACCAATTTGGAACACCTGTCAACTCACGCTCTGAAATAAAATGGTGTCGAATGTCTTTAAATGCACGCACTTGTAAAGTACATTCATAGACACAACAATCTTTCATCTCACCAGCCTGTGTTTGCAATCTTTTTAACCGTTTGTCCTCAAACATTTGTTCGAAATTTGCTTGATCAGTAGTAATGACCATACGGGAATTAGGCTCTATTGGTGAACCATCACTAGCAACAAAAAGATGAAATGGAAACAGAATATACCGACCACCAATAAAAATACCACACATTTGATTCATTTTAGCTGTACGTCTATCATAGATTTGACAGACACACTGACGACCACGAACAACATCTACAACTAGAGATTCAGCTGTAGGATCTGTAGTACCTTCTGAATAGGCAGGTCTCTTAATCTTTTTATATTTCATGGTCCTATGATCACCTGATGGAATCGACTCAGCCACTTGGTTCAAAAACATAGCCGAATACAATGAGACCATACCTATAGCAGCGGTTGTTATTCCTGCTACTACACCACACAATTTAAGAACACTAGCAATCTTCGGATGACCATCAAGATACGCTTTGACAATAGAATATGTTCCTGTTGTTGCTGTAAGAACGCGCATTTGCATATCATTAAGCGCATCTGTAAGACGCCCTTGCGCATCAGCAAAATTCTCAGTTCCATAAGCTGCTAAAAGGGTTGAATTAAACTCATCAGAGTCACTAACCATCATACCAACAACACGTTTCTCATTACCTTGATGTTCA